GTTCATGTAAACAACGTTGAATCCAGATTAGAGATTGCACTTGCAGGATTCAAAAAGAAAGAAGTTAAAGTTTACACGGAATATGGTAAGTTAATCGTTGAAGGAACTAAAGAAGAAAAAGAAAAAGAAACATATAGTCATAGAGGACTAGCACAGAGATCTTTCTCAAGGTCATGGTCGCTATCTGATGACGTTGAAGTTAAAGATGTATCATTTGCAGATGGACTTCTTACAGTTACACTAGGCAAGATTATTCCAGAACACCATGCAAGAAAAGAGTATCTATAATATCAAATAAATAAATCAACAGGGGGTCTTGACAAATCGTTAAGACCTCTTTATAATATAAATTAAACCAACTATATTAAAATGGCAATAAAGATTGTTTCCCTAAAATCTGGGGAATATGTTGTGACTGAACTACAAGAAGCGGTTGATGATAAACAACGTAGACAAGCATTTGTATTCAACAACCCTCACTGTGTAAAGATTGAACCTCTTGAAGGTTCTGAATTAGAATTTGATATTGAAGATCCTGAAGCACGTCAAAGTATTAAAGGTCAGTATAAGATTCTTCTTTCTAGGTGGAACCCACTTACTCCAGACACTCAAATTGCAGTTAATCCTGATTGGGTTATTTCTATTTCTGAACCTATGATGAGCATTGTTGAAAGTTATATTAAGATGACACAACCTGAGGAAACTACTCTTACCGAAACTGAGGTAGTTGATAAATAATAAAAAAGTGATAGGATAGTAGTGAAGACGTTCCAAAAACTCAGATTGACTCTGATGTATAACCAAGAATTAAATATCAAGTTTTGGGAAGATGGCGTTCTCAAACCAGAAGTAAAAGATAAACTTTTACAGATTGGAAACAAATGGGCAGATTTTGCTAAGATTCCGTCCAATGCAGTAAAAGATATGATTCTGGTTGGTGGTAACGCTAACTACAATTACACTAGATTTTCTGATCTAGACCTTCACTTAGTTGTAGACAAAAGTCAAATTGCTGACTGCCCAGATCTTTTAGATGATTATCTAAGAGACAAAAAGAAGTTGTGGGCACTCGTCCACGACATTAAAATCTATGCTCATCCTGTTGAGTTATATGCTCAAGATGAGAGAGATCCACTACCTGCTAACCAAGGTGTGTATTCCATCATTCAAGACAAATGGTTATTGTCACCTAACAAAGTTAAGGTTAATCTTGCAGACCCCTTGCTTATTCGCAAGATTCGTGATATGATGGAGAAGATTGATGATCTCATTGAGAATGAAGCAGATGATGCTGACGTTCTACGAAAACTTCAAAAGAGAATTCGTGACATGAGAGCGTCTGCAATTCAACAAGGTGGAGAGTTCGCTCTAGAGAACCTAGTGTTCAAAGAGTTACGAAATCGTGGATACCTTGATAAACTATCAAACCACATTAGACATTTAGAAGACACTACATTATCACTATGACCGTTAAAGTTATGTTGTTGAAATCTGGCGAAGATGTTATTTCTGACGCCAAAGAAATTATGGACACTGAAAAGAAAGGCATTGTTGCTTATCATCTTTCAAATCCATTTGTAATGCAACTCACCGCTGAAGAATCTGATGAACTTCAAGTAGAAGGTGAAGAAGGACCACGTACAAAGTATTCTGTCAAATACACCCACTGGGCACCTCTTTCTAAACAAAGATCATTTGTAATTCCAGCAGATTGGTTAGTTACTATCTACGACCCACATGACAATATTCTCAAAGATTATTGTTTAAAGAATAATATTGAACTAGAGAGTGATAAAGAATCACCAATGGCACCGCCTCCAGTAGAGGTTCCAGAAACAACTGTTGAAGCAGCGTAATGGAAATAAAATTGATACTTCTTCGCAATGGCACTTATTTAATTTCTCAAATTTCTGAGATGGAAATGGAACCCTCTTGTTTCCTAGCGGATCCAATGGAAATTGTTGAAGGAGAACTTAAGACATTCCCAAGGTATACAAACCAAAGAAATGTTTTACTATATTCTGAATCACTTGCTACATTAGCAACACCAGATTCAAATATCCTTTCGGAGTATCAAAAACTCCTATCACAATTGCCATCTGATGACGAAGAACTTTTACAGTAATGTGTTTTTGACTGGGGATAAAATCCTTTATATTGGATACGATCATGGAGAACGTGTTCAATATGAAGAGGTTTTCTCCCCTGTTCTTTTTGCTCCAACAAATAATAAAACTGAATATAAAACTCTAGAGGGTGAGTATGCTCAAAAGATTAATTTTGATACCATAAAAGATGCTAGAGAATTTATTGAACAATACAAACATGTAGATAACTATAAAATCTATGGTAATTCTAGATTTTTGTATCAGTATATTAGTAGCAAATTTCCAGAGGAGCGATTAGATTGTGATACTTCTCTGTTAAAAATTTATACCATTGATATTGAAACCTCTTCTGAAAATGGATTTCCTAATGTTAGGGAAGTTTCAGAGGAGATTCTTTGTCTTTCTATTAAAGATTTTACTAGTAAGAAAATAATTGTATGGGGAACACGTGAGTATGAACATTCACGAGATGATGTAGAGTATCGTGTTTTCTGGAAAGAAGAAGAGATGCTACGTGATTTTTTAAAATGGTGGGCAGAAAACACTCCTGATATTATTACTGGTTGGAATGTAAAACTATTTGACGTTCCTTTTATATGTCGTCGAATAGAACGTGTACTTTCTACAAAGTATATGAAATCACTTTCACCATGGAATAAAGTATTTGAAAAAGAAACAGAAATTAAAGGTCGTTTAAATATTCACTATGATATTATCGGTGTTAGTATTCTTGACTACCTAGATCTTTATCAAAAATTTACTTATACTAATCAAGAATCATATCGTCTTGATCATATTTGTAATGTGGAACTAGGTGAAAAGAAACTTGATCACTCTGAGTATGAAACTTTTAGAGATTTTTACACTCAGAATTGGCAAAAGTTTGTTACGTATAACATTCATGACGTTGAATTAGTTGATCAATTAGAAGACAAGATGAAACTAATTGATCTTGCTGTTAATCTTGCATATGATGCTAAGGTTAATATTGAAGATGTTTACTCACAGGTTCGTATGTGGGATAGTATCATCTATAATTATCTTACACCTAAAGGTATTGTCGTTCCTCCTATTGAAAGGAATGATAAAGATGCTAAGTATGCTGGTGCATATGTTAAAGAACCTGTCCCAGGTCTTTATGAGTGGGTTGTTAGTTTTGACCTTAACTCTCTATACCCTCATCTTATTATGCAGTATAATATCTCACCAGAGACGTTATTACCTACAAAACATCCATCGGCAACTGTAGATAGAATTCTGCAACAACAGATAACTATTGATGGTGATCAATGTGTATGTGCAAATGGAGCACAATATAGAAAAGATGTTCGAGGATTCCTTCCTGAGTTAATGGAAAAGATCTACAACGAACGTAAGATCTATAAGAAAAAGATGCTTGTTGCTAAACAAGAATATGAAAAGAATCCTACCCCACAATTAGTTAAGGATATTTCAAAATTTAATAATATCCAAATGGCACGTAAGATTCAACTTAATAGTGCTTATGGTGCTATTGGTAATCAATATTTTAGATATTATAAACTTGCTAATGCAGAAGCAATCACACTTTCTGGTCAAGTTTCTATTCGTTGGATAGAAAATAAGATGAATGACTACCTAAATAATCTGTTAAAAACGGAGGAGGTAGATTATGTCATCGCATCTGACACCGATTCAATATATCTTAATCTTGGACCTCTCGTTACTAAATTTTTTAGTAATCGGGTTGGCGAAAAAACAGCAATTGTATCCATACTTGATAAGATATGCAAAGAAAAACTGGAACCTTTTATTGAGGGTTCATATAAAGAACTGGCAACGTATGTGTCAGCATATGATCAAAAAATGATTATGAAACGTGAAAACGTTGCTGACAAAGGAATCTGGACTGCCAAAAAACGATACATTCTTAACGTATGGGATAGTGAGGGAGTCCGTTATACAGAACCAAAACTTAAAATGATGGGTATTGAAGCAGTTAAATCTTCTACACCTGCACCATGCAGAACTAAGATTAAAGAAGCACTCAATATTATCATGACTAAAACTGAGGAAGATCTAATAAAATTCATTGATGAGTTTAAAACTGACTTCTATAACATGCCTCCAGAGGATGTTGCTTTTCCTAGAAGTGTTAATGGATTGACAAAATGGAGAGGAGATGCTACCCTGTATAGGAAAAGTTGTCCCATCCATGTACGAGGATCTCTCTTGTATAATTTTCATTTAAAGAAAAACAAACTTATTCATAAGTATCCTTTGATTCAAGAGGGTGAGAAAATTAAGTTTGTTTATTTACAAACTCCTAATATTTTAGGAGAAAATGTTTTTTCTTTTATTGCTAATTTTCCTACAGAACTTGAAGTCAGTAAGAACATTGATTATAAAAGACAATTCCAAAAATCATTTTTGGATCCTCTCAAGATTATTCTTGATACTATTGGTTGGAAAACCGAAAAAGAAGTTAACCTGGAGTTTTTATTCGTATGAGTATCTTTGAAACACTTGCTAAAGAAGCAAAAAATGAATACGCTAAAGTTGTTTCTGAAACAAACAACAAACAATGTTTTGTTGGAACAGGATCTTACATCCTGAACGCCATGATTAGTGGTAGTATCAATGGTGGTATCCCTGACAATAGAATTACTGCTATTGCTGGTGAACAAGCAACAGGTAAAACTTTTTATGCTATTGGTATTGCTCAACATTTTTTAGAAACAAATCCTGATGGTGCTGTATTTTACTTTGATAGTGAATCTGCAGTTACATCAGACATGTTTCAAAATCGTGGATTAGATGAGAATCGTGTTTGGCATTTTCCAGTAGACACCATTGAAGAATTTCGTACTCAAATTATTCGTATCTTAGATAACCTTATTAAAACAAAGGAACAAGATCGTAAACCTCTTTTAATTATCTTAGATTCTCTTGGTATGCTTGCATCAACAAAAGAATTAGATGATGCTTTGTCTGATAAACAAGTTCGTGACATGACTAAATCACAAGTCATTAAATCAGTTTTCAGAATTATTACCAGTAAACTAGGAAAACTAAAAGTTCCTATGATTGTCACAAACCATACATATAAAACAATGAACCCATATGGTGAAGCAACTGATATGGGTGGTGGTAGTGGTCTTAAATATGCTGCATCAACTATTATTCATCTTTCTAAATCTAAAGAAAAAGATGGAACTGATATTGTAGGTAATATTATTAAAGTAAAAGCAAACAAATCACGTTTCACTAAGGAGAATTCACAAGTTGCAACACGATTATTTTTTGACTCACGTGGACTGGACAAGTACTACGGACTATTGGAGTTGGGTGAAAAGTATGGAGTATTCGAGAGGAAGGGGAATAGAGTTATTGTTGGTGAATCTTCCGTTTATCCTTCTGTTATTCTCAAGGAACCTGAAAAATACTTCACAGAAGAAGTAATGGAAAAACTTGACTGGGCAGCAGGGCAAGAGTTTAACTATGGCGTTGAATAAAATAAATGATTTTATCAAAGTTTATGATAACGTATTATCAAATGAGTATTGTCAATTCTTAATTGATTATATTGATTTTGGTAAATCAAAATTTATTGATCATCAATTAAAACCTCAGTTTTATGAATTGGTTTTTGATAAATCTATGGTTCCTGAATGTATTGATAAGATCAGTCCATATCTAGATTGTTACATAGACAGTGTTGGATGTGATCCTTGGTTACCTCAAAATTATACCTATGAGTTTCCTAGAGTAAAAAGATACAGAAAGAATACTGACGATCAATTTGATACCCACGTCGATGTTGGGGATCATATATCAGCAAAAAGGTTTATTGCTTTTCTTGTTTATTTAAACGATGTTACAGAAGGTGGTGAAACATGTTTTCCTGGTATAGACAAATTCATTAGACCAAAACGTGGTAGAATGATTGTCTTTCCTCCGTTGTGGATGATACCTCATAAAGGTAAACCTACAATAAGCGAGGACAAATATATTATGAGCACTTATTTGCATTACTTATGAACTCACTTGAGTATACAATTATAAAGAACCTTGTATGTAACGACGAATATCGTCGTCAAGTGTTTCCATATCTTAAGGTTTCTTATTTTGAATCAGACACTAACTTAACTTTATTCAAACTTATCAAATCTTTTATTGAAAAGTATGAGAAGTGTCCTACTAAAGAATCATTAGAAGTAGATCTCCAAGGAGCATCTCACCTTAGTGAAGAAACATTTAAAAATGTTAGTTCTGCTATACGTAATTTAGAAAAAGATAATTCTGATTACAAATGGTTAGTAGATACAACAGAGGAATGGTGTAGAAATAGAGCAATTTATCTCTCACTTTTAGAAAGTATTAAAATTGCTGAAGGTGATGATAAAGAAAAGGATATGGGTTCAATTCCAACTATCCTTTCTGATGCAATTTCTGTTTCTTTTGACAATAAAGTTGGTCATGATTACCTTGATGATTATCAAGAAAGATATGATTTCTACAATCGTGTAGAAACTAAGATTCCTTTTGATCTGGCAATGTTTAATAAGATTACTAAAGGTGGTCTTACTAACAAATCATTAAACGTTGCATTAGCAGGCACTGGTGTAGGTAAATCATTATTCATGTGTCATGTTGCTGCATCAACATTATTACAAGGTAAGAATGTATTGTATATTACTTGTGAAATGTCAGAAGAAAAAATTGCAGAACGTATTGATGCTAATCTTTTAAGTGTTCCTATTCAAGATATTGCTTCACTTCCTAGAAAAATGTATGAAAGTAAAGTAAATAACTTGATGAAGAAAACAAGTGGTAAACTTATTATCAAAGAATATCCAACTGCATCTGCTCATGTGGGACATTTTAGATCTCTTCTTAGTGATCTATCTCTTAAGAAAAGTTTTAAACCTGATATTATCTTTGTAGATTACCTTAATATTTGTACCTCACAAAGATTCAAAGCATCATTTGTCAACTCATATACTTTAGTTAAAGGTATTGCAGAAGAACTTCGTGGTCTTGCTGTAGAACAGGGTGTACCAGTTGTATCTGCTACTCAAACAACTCGTAGTGGTTATGGTAGCACTGATATTGACCTTACAGATACTTCGGAATCTTTTGGTCTCCCTGCTACTGCTGATCTTATGTTTGCTCTTATTAGTACAGAAGAATCTGAACAGTTAGGGCAAATTTTAGTAAAACAATTAAAGAATAGATACAATGATCTTACAATTAATAAGAGATTTGCTGTGGGTATTGACAGAGCAAAGATGAAGTTGTATGATTGTGAACAATCTGCACAAGACGGTATGATTGATGCAGGTGATGATAATGAAAAACCATCTACTAATAAAACCAAATTTGGAGGATTTAATTTTGACTAAGAAGCACATTGATTTTAAACGTTATGAAGAATTTGTTTCTGCAGTTACATCTGATGCATCAACAAACTTCGTTGACTTCGCTGATCGTATTGGAGAGTTAGACCGTGAAGGTGCTAACATTGAACGTCTCCTCACTAGTGGTGTTGGAATCAATGCCGAAGGTGGTGAGTTTCTAGAGATCGTTAAAAAAATGGTATTCCAAGGTAAACCATGGAATAAAGACAATCGTAAGCATCTTATTATTGAGTTGGGTGATGTTATGTGGTACGTGGCACAGGCATGTATGGCACTTGAAGTATCATTTGATGATGTAATTGCTACCAATGTCAAAAAACTAGAGAAGCGTTATCCTAAGGGATCGTTTGATGTATATTTTTCTGAGAACCGTAAGAAAGGTGATCTTTAAACTAAATATTTTTGTAGAGTAGAGTGTTTAATGAAGTTTGAAACTGCAGAAGAACTGTTAACTTTTCTAACAGACAATATTAAAACTTCTTATAAGGAAAGATACTCTGGTAAACCAGAAATTTCTTCTCCAAGTAAAACAGGTAAAGGAACTAGAACTGTTAAGTTTAAAACTGCTTATCGTGCTAACTTGCATGACTCTATTCTAGAACTTCTTAAGTTTAAAAGAATTAAACATACACGTCGTTTAATGCCTAGTGTCCAATCTAACCTAGAAGTTATTGAAATTGAAACTAAAAATGAAAAAGTTAGAATTTTAATTAAACCAAAATCAGGAAGAGAATGGAGACAACAAAGTTATTGGAATCAAAGATTAGAAACTTTAGATAACTGGAGACAAATTAAAGGTTATCCAGACACTCAAATTGAATTTTCAATCTTAAGTAAAATTAATAGAAAAATTGAAGAACTAGGTAATATGAAATCAGTAACGTTGAGAATTAAATCTCAAAGTTATAAAGATATTATTGGTTTTGTTGCTGGTTCTTCAGGTGCTAAAGCAGATTTTGTAGGTATTAATTCTAAAGGCGAATCTAAAATTTTTATATCACATAAAGATGGTCGAGGAGCAAAAGATTTTCAACAGTATTCTGGATTATCTTCTAGATCAGGTGGATCTATTTACGATCATCCAGAAGTAAAAAGTTTTAGAGAAGACATTTCTAAAAAAGAAACATCTGATTTCTATAGACAAGCATATAGGAGTGCTTTTTATCGTGAGATTGAGGATAAACAATTAAAACAAAAAGCAATCTTTGGTAAAGATTATGGTTCTGGAAGAAAGAATGAAAACAATGTTAGTTTATTTGCACAAGGTGATCCAGTTCTAATTAAAACTGGTCCTGGAAAAGTTAATTTAAATTTTAAATCTAAAGTTGTAGAAAGCACTCAACTATCTCAATTAGAACGTGAAGGATATAATCCTATTTTAGGTGCTAGAAAAGGTGAAGCGTATCGAGTAGTTGAATACAAGAGTGATAAAGTCACTGGTGTTCGTGCAGGCATTTTTTCAAAAGAATATATAGAAGGTAGGAATAGTGAACCTATTTGATGGAATTTAGTAACTTTAATAAACAAGCAAAAAATACTTCATATAGACATGGAAACTTATATGAAGTTGGTTCTTATGTTCAAAATACAAACGGTGAGGTGGGTAAAATCCATCGCCGTGGACCTAACTATGTAATTGCTGTTACTGAAGAAGGTGATATGTTTAGATCATGGGTTAATGATATTAAAGAATATAAACAATGGAATACTTCAGGTGCTGATCAAACACATCGTTTGGTTGGAACTAATAAATTCAGAAAATTTACTGAAAGAATGACTCCTGGACATGACTATGACATGTGGAAGAAACCTACTGAAGTCAATAGACGTATAAATAAAACTAAACCGATTAAAGAAGAGACGATGAGTGCCAATGTAAGATTATCTGCGTGGATGCTGGGTTTATCCTTGGCAGAACAACAGGAAATTGCATCCAAAATGGATAAAATTATTCTGTCTGGAGATGTTATTGAGGGTATCCTTGAGTCCTTTGGGACAGAAAAAATGCAAGATCTTGCCGTTGAATATGCAAGCATTGTTTCTGGAGAAGAATTATCAGAAGGTATGAAGCAAGCACGTGCTAACGTTGGTGCTTCTAAGTGCTGGGATGGTTATAAAGCACAAGGAACTAAGAAGAAAGGTGGTAAAGAAGTTCCTAATTGTGTTAAAGAAGATGAGGAAACAGTATCTGAACATCATCAAAAAGATAAAGATGGAAATACAATTCCACATGAAGAAGAATTAGAAGAAGGAAAGAAAGGTCTTTATGCTAACATCCATGCTAAGAGAGAAAGAGGAGAGAAGATGCGTAGTAAAGGTGACAAGGGTGCCCCTACAGACAAGGCATTTAAAGATTCAGCAAAGACCGCTAAGAAAGAAGAAGTAGAATATGTAGAAGAGAAAAAGAAACTTGATCCTGTTGGTAAGGAAGATGGTGATGTTGATAACGATGGTGACAAGGATTCATCTGATTCATATTTAATGAAGAGACGTGCAGCAGTATCAGCAGCAATTAAATCAAAGAAAGGAACTAAAAAAGAAGGATTCTCTGATTGGAGAAGTGAACTTATTGAAAAAGATGTTAAAGGTGTAATTGTTAATCCTGATATTGATGATGCAACTGATCCTATGTCAGTGTTTGACAAGAACAAGAAATTAAAAGGTGCTAATAAAGCAGTTAAAGAAGAATGTGGATCAGATAAAGATGATGATGGTTCTGAAAAAGCACTTGCTAAGAAAGCAACTAAGGTTAAACGTGTTAAGTATCAAGATGGTGTAACTGAATCTGTTAACAAGGCATTAAGAGAACACGCTGAAGAGTTAAAAGCATTATACCTTTGATGTATAAATAACTTGAACCGCATATTATTATCATGGTAAAACTATTACTTCCATTTGCAATCAAAGTTATCGACGCTGCAGTCGATAAAATTCCAGAAGATCTAGAAGATAAACTCAAAGAGTTTGTCATTGGACTTCTTAAAAAAGCAGCATCTAAATCAGGAAACAAAGTAGATGATCAATTAGTTGAAGCACTTGAGAAAGCATTACTTTCAAAGGACTAAAACTAAATCTCTTTAAGGAGGGGTAACCCTCCTTTTTTTATAAATATCTTTATAACGCAATCAACACGTATATTAGGAGTTTTAACAATGCCTCTCTGGGGAAAAACCGAATCTGATGAATCGAAACCAAAGTACTTGGATCGTGTGAATAAAAATGGTCTGTTGGAAGATTGCTTCGCAACTGAGCAAGGGTGGGTCCTTCGCCATTATAAAGGTACTGACAAGGCAACTGCACGTTATTGGGACGAACTCCTAGTAGCAATTGGTGGTCTTGCTGGTGGTACTTCTGCAACAACTCTCCTCGGTGAGGCAGATATTACTGCTGTATTCTTTGAGCAAGAAGCATTATCACAAGGAGACACAGGAACTGTTGTTGTTATCTACAACGAGCAAGTTGATGTCTCAGGTACTGTAACACTTGCAGTTACTGGTTCTGTTACTGGTGCTATTACTGCAACTTATGCAAGAGGAACTGGATCAAACCGTCTTGAGTTTGACTTCACTGTTCCATCTCAAGCAGAAGTTCTTTCTATTGCTGATCAAACTATTGGTGGTGCAGGTTCTGTTAAAGATAAAGGAACTACTGTGGATTCTGAAGATGCATTCGCAGGTAAAACTGTTGGTGCTGGAGGATCTGGTACTGACTTAACACTAACTATTTCTTAAATAATGTATGAAATTTAATGAATTGAACGAGGATAACTACCTCTTCTTTGCCATTCAAAATTATAATAATCCTCAAGCAGTCACCAAAGATGACTTTTATGATGATTTAAAAAGATTCAAGTACCTTAAAAGATTACTTAAAACTTATATTAAGTCAGGTAATCTTAAGTTACATCTGATTTTAAATCATATGATTATTATTTACAATGTGTTTGGAGAAGCAGCAACACCATTGCTGTTCTATAAAATTTCTAGTGAATATTGGTCGGTCTTAAAAAGTTTCATGCTTTATTTAAACCGATATCCAAAAATAAAAAATGATAGAATCTCAATAGATGATTATTGTATTAAGGAACTACAAAAGTTATGAAGGTCATGACACTTAAAAAGAACGGTCACGTTGTGATCGAAGAAGTGCCTACTAATAGTGCTAGTTCTGGTGCAATTGCTGGACTACCACCTGATGAACCTCCTGTTCGTAAGAAAAGGAAGAATAAAATGGGTATTGATATATTTCAAAGGATTAGAAACTCTAGATTAAAAGAAGAAACCATGGAAGACCAAACTGTAATTAAAGAATATTCATCAGAGAACTCAGGTAGCAATGAGGTATCTTCTGCTATGCGTATGATTCAACAGAAACGTAAGTTACAGAAGAAGCAAGAGCGTGAGAAACGTGCTGCTAATCGTAAACAAGAAATTCAAGCATTGTCTAAAGCAAAGGCAAAGGACTATGCAAAGAAAGCAAGTGACCGTCAGAAAAAAGTAGCAAAGGATGTAAGTAAAGTGGAAAAAACTAACAAAAAAGAATCATTTGATTGGCAAGGTACATTTAATCAGTTAAATGAACAGTTTGCTACGTTGTCACAAGAACAACAAGAGAAATTTTTAAAGACCTGGTTACAGATGAGTGAAGAGAACCAGAATAAATTTACTAGTTTAATCTCTGAGAATTTTGAAAAAGCAAATCAATTCGTAGAAACTCTTTAGGGAGTCATGTCTGACATTAACACAGCAATACTAGAAAGATTAGAAAAAGTAGTTGACTCATTACAGGAAAACTCTGTAAAGATGGGTCAACTTCTTGCTGTGCATAATGAAAAGTTAGATAAACAAGATAGAATTGATGCTGTACTTTTTGAAAAAGTCGATAGTTTACACAGAGAAGTAAGTAGGAAAACAGATGAAATCAAAAAAGGATGCGAGAGAGATATACGTATGGTTGATGACCGTCTTCGACTCATGGAAAAGAAAATGTGGACTATTGCTGGTGCTATTAGTATTATATCTTTCCTCGTTAGTCCAGTCGGACAAAGAGTTATCAAACCCGTGTTGACGGATGACCAAAAATCTGCTATTATAGACAAAACGATTTCAGATAATGCTGCATCTAGACAGGAAGTATATTTCCCTGGTTTCAATACAACTGGATAAGTTTAAGAAACAAGAAACTGTATACAATTTCAGATGCCCCTATTGTGGCGATTCTAAAAAGAACAAGAATCGGGCAAGGGGGTATTTCTTTCAAAAGAAAGGATCTTATATTTACAAATGTCACAACTGTGGTGTAGGTAGAACCCTACCTAATTTTTTAAAAGATCATGATCCTAAGTTGTATGGAGAGTATGTTTTAGAAGCATATCAAGAGGGTTCTAGTGGCAAAGGAACTAGTATTCCACTACCAAAATTTGAGTTTGAAAAACCACGTTTCCAAAGGAACATATTCTCAGATTTACAAAAAATCTCAGATCTAAATAAAACACATGTTGCCCGTAGATATCTTGAAGAACGTCAGTTACCAACAGGGTCTTTCTACTTCTGTCCGAAGTTTAAAGAGTGGACCAATAAGCATAAGAAAGTATTTAAGGATACACAATATGATGAGTCAAGAATTATAATTCCCCTTAAAGATAAGGATGGTATTTTTGGATACCAAGGTAGATCGATATACCCACAATCACAAATACGTTACATTACCGTTATGCTAGACGATAATAGAACAAAAATATATGGAATGGATAAAGTAAATGAAAATGAAACAATCTATGTTACAGAAGGACCTTTCGACTCAACGTTCATTAAAAACTCGGTTGCTATGTGCGGTTCCGATATTGATATTAGGTCGCTTGGTTGGAGCAATTATATTTGGGTTTATGATAACGAACCTCGTAACAGAGAAATCGTTGAACGAATCAACAAGACCATCAATCGAGGTGATAAAGTAGTAATCTTTCCAAAAAATATTAAAGAGAAAGATTTGAATGACATGACACTTGCTGGACATAATGTTCAAAGTATAGTAGAATCAAATACTTATCAAGGATTAGAAGCAACCCTTAAATTTACACAGTGGAAAAAAGTATGAGCAACGGAACGAACGTAAAGAAAAGAAATGGTTCAATTGAACCTCTTAACCTAGAGAAACTCCATAAGATGGTTGAATCCGCTTGTAAGGGTCTCTCAGGGGTCTCTGCAAGTCAGGTAGAGATTCAATCAGGTATTCAATTTTATGATGGAATTACTACAGATGAAATTCAAAAAATTTTAGTAAGGTCTGCTTCTGATCTTATTGATTTAGATCATCCAAACTATCAGTTTGTTGCTGCACGTCTTCTTTTATCTGGACTTCGCAAACAATTAATTGGTGGACGTTGGGATCATCCTACTTTACTTGATCAAATTAAAAAGTGTGTAGAGTTAGGTGTGTATGACGGTGATGTTCTCAAGAATTACACAGAAGAAGAACTTAATACTATCGGAGAATGGGTTGACCATGATCGTGACTTGTTGTTTACCTATGCAGGTCTTCGTCAAGTAGTAGATAAGTATCTAGTTCAAGATAGAAGTAGTGGTGAAATTTATGAAACACCACAGTTCATGTACATAATGATTGCGATTACAATTTTTGCTAACTATAGTAAAGATAATCGTTTATCTTACATTAGAAATTATTACAATGCCATTTCCAAACATAAACTCAACATCCCAACGCCGATCATGGGAGGCGTCAGAACACCCCTTCGTCAATTTGCATCTTGTGTTCTCGTTGATGTTGATGACACCCTCGATAGTATCTTTAGTTCTGATATGGCTATTGGTAAATACGTCGCACAACGTGCTGGTATCGGCATCAACGCAGGCAGGATCCGTGGGATCAACGCTAAAATCAGGGGTGGAGAAGTTCAACACACAGGTGTTGTACCGTTCCTCAAAAAGTTTGAAGCGACTGTCAGATGCTGCACTCAAAATGGCATTAGAGGTGGATCAGCGACTGTCCACTTCCCAATCTGGCACCAAGAAATCCAAGACATAATTGTCTTAAAAAACAATAAGGGCACAGAAGATAACCGTGTTCGTAAACTTGACTACAGTATTCAATTAAGTAAATTATTTTATGAAAGATTTATTGAAAATAAAGAGATCACACTCTTTTCTCCTCATGATGTTCCTAACCTTTATGACAGTTTTGGGACTGAATTATTTGACGAACTATATTGCACTTACGAGAGTGATGAATCTATCCCAAAGGTTAGGATAGGAGCACAAGAACTATTCCTCAATCTTTTAAAAGAAAGAGCAGAGACAGGTCGTATCTATTTGATGAACATTGACCATTGTAATACTCATTCATCTTTTAAAGATAAAGTTAACATGAGTAACTTATGTCAGGAGATTACATTACCTACTGACCCTATCAATCATATTGATGATGAAGGTGGTGAAATTGCTCTTTGTATTCTATCTGCAATTAATGTAGGCAAAATTAAACATTTAGATGAGATGGAAGAACTATGTGATCTTGCAGTTCGTGGACTAGAAGAATTAATTGACTATCAGGGATACCCTGTAAGGGCAGCAGAACGTGCTACAAAGGCACGTAGATCACTTGGGGTAGGTTTTATTGGTCTTGCTCATTATTTGGCAAAGATTGGATGTAAATACGGTGACCCAAAAGCATTGCAATCAGTGCATGATTTAACAGAATCATTCCAATATTACTTGCTTAAAGCATCTAATGAAATTGCAAAAGAGAAGGGTGCATGTGAAGCATTCAGTCACACTAAATATTCAGACGGAATACTACCGATTGATACCTATAAAAAGGACGTAGATGAACTTGTACCAAACAACTTAACGTATGATTGGGAAACTCTTAGGACTAGTATCCTACAGCATGGACTCAGGCACAGCACTTTGTCCGCACAAATGCCTTCGGAGAGCAGTTCCGTTGTGTCAAATGCAACCAATGGAGTCGAACCTCCTAGAGGATACCTGTCCATTAAGAAAAGTAAAAAAGGACCACTTAAGCAAGTTGTTCCCCAGTACACTTATCTCAAAAACAACTACACTCTTCTCTGGGACATGGAATCAAATCAAGGATATATTAAAATCCTAGCAGTAATGCAAAAGTTTTTTGACCAGGCAATTAGTGGTAACTGGAGTTACAATCCAGAGAACTATCCTGATAATGAAGTTCCTGTTTCTGTTATGGCACAAGATCTTTTAACCACATACAAATATGGTTGGAAGACATCATATTATCAAAATACTTATGATCAAAAAGGTGATGATTTGTTAGAAGATAAAAAACAAACACTAGAGAATATACTCGCAGAACTAGACAACACAGAGGAGGACGACTGTGAATCCTGTAAAATCTGAACAAGAATTAAAAGGTATGACAGTTTTTAACACGGAAAAAGTGAACACTAAAAAACAACCTATGTTTTTTGGTAAACCATTAGGGGTACAAAGATATGATTCCTATAAGTATCCAGTTTTTGACAAATTAACACAGCAACAACTCAGTTATTTTTGGAGACCTGAGGAAGTTTCTTTACAAAAAGATCGAAGTGACTATCAGACATTACGCCCTGAGCAAAAGCACATTTTTACCAGCAATCTTAAATACCAGATCATGCTGGATTCTGTACAAGGGAGGGGTCCTGGGATGGCATTTATCCCTTATTGCTCATTACCTGAACTAGAAGCATGTATGGAAGTATGGGGATTTATGGAAATGATTCATAGTCGTTCTTATACTTACGTTATTAAAAACATTTATCCTGACCCTGCTGAGGTATTTGATACTATTCTTGATGATGAAAAGATTCTTTCTCGTGCATCATCAGTAACAGAATCATATGACTTTTTTATTAATCAAGCACATGAATATGACACAAGTAATTGGTGGAGAGAAAACTGGAGAGACAGTCCAACAGGAGCGTGGGAAAGAAGGGATCTTAAAAAGAAACTATATAGAGCAGTTGCTAATGTAAATATTCTGGAGGGTATTAGATTCTATGTCTCGTTTGCTTGCTCGTTTGCGTTTGGTGAACTCAAACTTATGGAAGGATCCGCTAAAATTATCTCTCTCATCGCCAGAGACGAAAGTCAGCATCTTGTCCTTACTCAAAACATCCTCAAAAAATGGCAAGAAGGAGATGATCCTGAGTTTAAAGAAATTGCTAAAGAAGAGAAACCTTATGTAAGACAAATGTTTGAGAGGTGTGTCAATGAGGAAAAAGCATGGGCAGAATATTTGTTTAAAGATGGAAGTATGATTGGTCTTAATGATAAACTACTTCATCAATATGTTGAATGGATTGCTAACAAAAGAATGAAGGCGATAGGATTAGATCCTATTTACGACATTCCATTGAGAAACAATCCATTACCATGGACACAACACTGGTTGTCTTCTAAAGGTATGCAAGTAGCACCACAGGAAACTGAGGTGGAGAGTTATCAAGTTGGTGGCATTAAACAAGATGTCAAGAAAGACACATTTGCAGGATTTCAATTATGATTTTTTGGATTGGATTTTTTATTATGGTTCTTAATGAAGGTTTCGTTATGATGAGACATGTGTCACCATGGTTTGCTAAACAAAGAGATAACCTTATACAAAAATATGGTAAGGGGTGGCAAACATTTCATGGTATGGTTGATTATATATGGGTGATTCTTGTTACTCTAGGGTTTATATTTTCACCCTTTAGAGGTGTTCACTTATATGTCTTTATTTGTTTTTGGTTGTTAGCATTTATGTTAATTTATTTACCACAAATAAAAGGAATATATCTTAATAACAAATGAAAAACTATCACATCTACTTAAACGACAAATGTTTGTTTAAAAACTTAAACCAAGAAGAATTCGATCTTATCTGGGATAAGATATACCGTTCTTACTTTAAAGAAGAACTAACATACACAGAATGCATAGATGATGCATGTATACAAGGAAAAGTAGAGGAGCATTCTTACTAATGAGAACACAAAATAAAGAAAATTATTACTATATGTTTTGGGTCGTAGCGATGGTGGCATTTATTGTTCCACAGGTCTTTACTGCTTATGGCATTCTTAAAATAGTCGAGTACTTACAATGAAACAATTCAACACATGGGTATTAAATACCACAATTTACATCCTTGACTTTCTTTACAGAGGTAGAGATTTTCGGTATTAGAAGTTATTGCTAGAGCACCTTACTTTTCATTTATCAGTGTGTTACATTTTCGTGAATCTCTTGGACTTCGAGGAGAAGATCACATATATCTAATGAAGGAACATTTTTATCAGGCATTAAATGAAACAGAACATTTGGAAGAGATGGAATTTAGGGAGGGCAATAAATATTGGATCGACAGGTTCTTTGCCAAGCATCTTGTTTTACTTTATTATTGGATCATGGTTGGGTATTATCTTCTCGATCCTACTAACGCTTATGATATCAACATGAAGATTGAAGCACATGCTTATGAGACCTACGTTAAGTATTCTGCATGGCATCCAGAGGATAAAAAGATACAAGAGATAGCACAAGACGAATTAAACCATGCAAAAGAATTGCAACATGCAATGACAATGATCACATGAAAATAGAATTCGAGAAACAATTTGGCAAGGGAACTGACCCTTGGTATGCTAAGGCAGAGAGATGGGCGAAGAAACAACGCTTCCCTATCTCTTTTCTTGCTTTAGGTATCATTGAGTGGTTAAAACAGAAATGGATTGATGCTAAAATTTACAACACAATGAAAGATGTTGACAGACAAACAGATCAAATTATAAAGGAATGGGAAGAAAATGAACCAAGAAAAGAACCCACTATCGTGGAGAAAGGAGTATTTGGAAATGAAGGGTGGTCTATCGAAATTTCAAATCCGATTGTTGAAAGAGGGTCCGAAACAACTAGCACAGGCATGGTACCTCCAAGCGATGCACAACGATTGGAAGAGGATGAAGGGGAATTGAATAAATAAATCAGTGATGACTTTTGTATGTACGAGAATCCATGGTGGTATGAAGGAGAAATATTTGATTGTGATAAAATAAATGGATATCATGGGTTTGTTTATTTAATTACAAATACATGCAATGGAAGAAAATATATTGGAAGAAAATATTTTTGGTCTTTTAGAAAAAAGAAAGGTCAAACTAGAAAACAAAGAAAAGAATCTGATTGGAAAAATTATTATGGTTCGTGTCCAGAATTAAAAGAGGACGTAAAAAAATTAGGAAAAGAAAAATTTACTAGAGAGATACTTAGTTTACATACTACTGTAGGGAAATGTAATTTTGAAGAAACTAGGCAACTCTTCGTAAACAATGTTCTATCAGAAGCATTGACAGATGGTACACCTTTGTACTATAATGGTAATATTCTAGGAAGATATTATCGTAAAGATTACTTCAAAGGTTTATGTTAAAAGAATTTTTAAATTGGTTTGAAGGAGATTTTAATAATTGGAAACAAGCATCTAGTCGTCCAACTAGATTTGCACATATCCTTTTAACTCACGAAAAAGTTTCTGAGAATAAATTTCATGTAGTACAAAGATATAAACATGAAGAGAAACCTTATCGTGATAAGATTATCACAATAAAAGAATCTGAAAATCAAATCATTGTAGAAAATGATCAATGTAATTTAGTGTTTATTAAACATAATGGACACTATTATGGTCAAACTGTTCCTGGTTGTATTTTTAAAAACACTGTTTTAGTAAGTAAGATACAAATGGGACCTGATTTTTATCAAGTAATTGATGCTGGGTTTGATCCTGTTACTAGAGAACAAAAATGGGGTTCTGAAAATGGACCTTTCTTTTTTGATAAAACTAAATAAAATAGTAGAGTGGTTTAATTAAGTGGTATACCGATTAGATACGCCTGGGGTAGAAAATCAGGCAATAACAAATGCAAAAATTGATACTGGTGCAGTTTCAACTCAAAAAGTAGATGCTTCAATTAATAATGCATTAGTTCCTATCAATGGAATTATTATGTATTCTGGATTGCAAGCAGACATTCCTGCTAACTGGGCAATATGTGACGGAAATAATGGCACACCTAATTTAGTTAATAAATTTGTAGTTGCAGCAGCGTCATTTGATGTTGGTACTGAAGAATGGAGAACATCAGTTGATGGAACGTCTAAAGAATCAGGTGGTGCAGCAACTAAAACTTTAGGAACAAATGAACTTCCATCTCACACTCACTCATCAGGTACACTAACAGCAACTGGTGGTAATCACAATCATACCTATGGTAATCAAGTTTACCAATTAGATCAAGGTGATAGACCTTGGGGAGGTAATAATGATTGTAAAGTAGAAGATGCAAACACTGGTGATAGTGGAAGTTTAACAATGACAGTTAGTGGTGATACTGGAGATCAAGGTGGTACAATGGGAGAAGCATTTGACATATTGCCACCATTTTATGCAATTGCATATATTATGAGAGTTAGTTGACATAACATAGATTTTTATTGACAACCCTTACGGCACCTGGTATTATACAGGTGTCTTTTATTTTGTAAGGAAATTACCACAACTTGGGGGTTGACAAATCTTAATATTTACTATATACTTTAGTTGTAAATCTTTACAAAGTAACAAATGACAACCACAACAGAATCTGGTGGCAGACAAAACATGTTTCCCACTGAAACCCGTCCTTACTTAGATGAATCTTATGAAGGATACGGTCCTAATGCTGAGAAACTCAATGGTCGTCTTGCTATGCTAGGACTCGTTGCAGGTTTCGTTTCGTATGTGACCACAGGGTCATTTTTCTTCGGTGGAATCTTAGGATTCTAAAATGAAGATTAATTCACAATTTACTATCACACATTTAACACACAATAGGTACACTATCATGACTCCAGAAGCAGAAAGATTTAACGGTTGGGCAGCAATGCTTGGTTTCGTAGCAGCAGTTGGTGCATACGTTACAACTGGTCAAATTATTCCAGGTATTTTCTAATGACAACACCAAAACCAATCGAAAAGGAAAAATTATTTGCTGAGAAACTTAACGGTAGATTAGCAATGCTCGGCATTATTGCTGGTCTAGGTGCATACTTAACTACAGGTCAAATCATACCAGGTTTTGTATAATGAATAGACATCCAGTGCCATTAAGAGTTGTGCCATACATCTTTGCGATGGCATTGGCAACTAGTACTCTTACAAATACAATCGTATTCTAAATGAACATTTATGAAGCGTTTGATAAACTAGGTTGGGATCCAGAAGACGATATTGTTATTGATATTGCAGGATCCTCTACTTACGGAATTGAGGGTTTGGGAACAAAATGGTCGCCTTTAAAAGGAACTGTTAAATATAACAAGGACGCTTTCATCGTGATTAAAAACAAATCACGTGATGATACGCTTCCAGTTAAGTCAAATAATAACTCCGATCATGCCAAACCCTGACGCTCTTTATCAAGACATGGAAAAACTAAATGCCCTATACGAAGAACTCTGCTGGGGGCACGATGATGAACTTCAATTTACTCATGAAAACGGCAGAGTTATTGTTAAAAACTTAACCCAAGAACGACGACATTGACCGACTTATCTGTTGTAAACGACATTTCACCCTTTCAAGCAATACTGTGGTGCCTCTATCCTATAGGGTCATTAGTATTTTTTGAACTACTTCTTCGTGCCATGGATGGTGACGATGACGATGATGATGAGGGTGGTGGAATTATGACACCAGTATATCAAGGAGCAGCATCATGATTTATCAAATCTTGTTTATGTGTGTTGTAGCATACACTGGAATTCAAGGACTTGGATTTATCTATCAATAATATAAAGACCTTTTACGAGGTCTTTTTTTTTATCTATAAATAACTTTATGGATTTTATTAATTACTATGTCTGCTGATACAGAAAACAATATTTTATGGAGGGTTACTAGAAAAAGTGACGGACGTACTGAATACCTTATGTCTGCTCACAAATGGCATCTAGACCCAAGATTTGCTAAACTATTTGATACCCAAAGAGAAGCAAAAGCATTTGTCAAAACAAACTCTCTTAAAGGGTCAGTTAGAAGATACGAACTTTAACTTGACATAATCTTAAGAACCATGTCACACTACACTGTAGGTTATCACGACCAACAAAGACATCATTTTGAGATCTGCGAGTATGCAGATAGCACATTTGATGCAATACAACATGCAAAAGAAGATGTTCCTTTTTTAAGACAACATCCTCAATACATTGATGAAGTTCTAAGAGAAAACAATGAAAGTCCCTAATTGGCAGCATCATTCCAAGAAGGAACAGAAACGCCACCTCAAACCACAAGCATTGCGACAAGCAAGGAAGAGACGTAATCAATTGATTAAACGTCTAGACAGTTTATCAAGTGTCCCATTAATCTACAAAGGACTTGACAAATGTCAGGATTTCCTGTATTATAAATAAATGGAACGTTACATTACGTAACAAAACCATAACTGCTCTTAAACCGAGACCTATAGGCAGTATAATACCTCGTCTCTCATATCCAGTAGTGAGGGATTACTGGAAATACAGTATCGCATCTACCCTTGGTGCCCTACTTATTCTAACGTCCTAATGACAACTCTTTCAAGAAGGCAAGGCGGTCTACTACAAGGTTGGCCAGAGTTTTGCGAATGGGTTACATCAACAAACAACAGATTATATGTTGGTTGGTTTGGTGTCCTAATGATCCCATGTTTGCTCACAGCAGCAGCATGCTTTATCGTTGCATTCATTGCAGCACCTCCTGTCGATATCGACGGAATCAGAGAACCAGTTGCTGGTTCATTCATGTATGGTAACAACATCATTTCTGGTGCTGTTGTACCTAGTTCAAATGCAATTGGACTTCACTTCTACCCTATTTGGGAAGCAGGTACTCTAGATGAGTGGTTGTACAATGGTGGTCCATATCAATTGGTTATCTTCCACTTCCTTATTGGAATTTCTGCTTACATGGGCAGACAGTGGGAACTATCATATCGTTTAGGTATGAGACCTTGGATCTGTGTTGCTTATTCAGCACCAGTTTCAGCAGCATTTGCTGTGTTCTTAGTGTATCCTTTCGGTCAGGGATCTTTCTCTGATGGTATGCCTTTAGGTATCTCAGGTACATTTAA